CCTAACCATTTAACTCTTGCAATGTATTCATATTCTTCTGGCTTACCTGTACACCAATCTTTAGGACCATTGATACTCAATCTAGTAAACTGTTTTCTATGGTCGTATAACAACCAATATATTTGTCCATTGAATAATTGAAAATCGTATTTAGCGGCATGAACCATATCAGTCAAGTCTAATCTATGTTTGATTTGTTCTGCTTGCTTTTGTAAAACAGTTACCAGTTCCATGATTCTATCATATTCTTGTTTGGCATGCAACCTTGCAACGTTAAGCATAATGTCTTTATGCTTCTCTACGGGAACTAAATCAAATTTAGGTCCGCCCGATTCAGTAGGATATGGGCTAACGTTACGATTAAAGAAATGTATTAATGAACCGGAACCAGTAGAGTCATAACTACTGACACCATTTGCTGAATTTGGTTTGTCACTCATTAGTTATTATATATTATTTTCTGTTTTAGTACTATTCTTTTGGGTAGACTTTTTAACTCTGCTATAAAATATATGATTACCTATCTTTGCTACTTGTTTATAGGGCCATAACGGATCGACAGTTAGATTATGAAAAAATAGTGCAGATTTGGGTACTACCTCACTATATGCATCATATGCCAATACATCATATGCTATTTGTTCTGATTGTTTATATCTAGGATTGTTTTTATTAGGATCGCCTTTACCTTCACAAACCCAACTAAACTGACATAGCTTGACTTTTTGTAGCTCATCATCTATTAGTTTATCTACATATGTTGCTTGATATACTACAGCACAAGGATTATTACCAAACCCAGATGCAATTCTATTCATTACTACACGTGCTACTGCCGCTTGACCGTTTATCGATTCGCTGCCGGCTTCATAGAAAATATTCATTGCTAAACATTTTAACTGTTTTGGATCTACAGTTTTTGCAACTTTAGATTCTTCTACTATTTCAGATTCTGATACATCAATTGCAGTTCCAAACATAACTGTTAATGTAAGAAATATAAAGGCTGTTAAAACTTTAATAGGTTGGCTAACTTTCATAGTATATCCTTTCGGCTATCTGAATTTAGATATTATCCCAGCAATCACAATTGCAACGAATTACTTCATCTATTGCTTCTGGTATGGAATAAGTTGAGGGCAGTAATACATCTGATGTATATACCGGAGACAGTTCAGGGGGTATTAAATTTCTATATCTAGAACCAGCAAAGCTGCCTGGTTCAATTGCTTGTCCGGTGTCTATGGCTTCACCGTTACCTTGATAATTAGTGTTTGTGTTATAATATTCATTAGTTGTAGGATCATAATAGCCATATGGATCTGAAGAACCTAAATCTGTTTGTAACGAAGCCGGCTCAGTAGAAGTATAAGTTCCGTCATTTAATGGAGTAATTCCATTAGTAGAAGGGACTGAATTAGGTAATATACCATTCCCAATTAGTTGTGCTTCTTGTGTATTAGTTAATTTATTTTCTATGTTATTATCTAACGGAATGCCTGCTTCTTGTAATCTAGCTTGATTACGTGCTTCCCGCAACATAGCTACAATACTTCTGCCACCTACGGTATTTAAATCACTGATAGCTTCTAGTGTTTGTGAATACATATGCGGCTGTGTGAACTTTGCATATCTAGGGATACTATCTACAAATGCATATTGTGTTGTAGGATAACCAGCTAAGGTAGCTTCTCTATCACCTGAGCTAGCTAATGGTACTTTTAAAGACATGCCTGTTACAATTGCACGTTGTTCAATTGATAATAATGTACCGGTCTTTTCCCAATTAGTGATTAATTGTTGTGCTCTTGCTGGTTGTGCATTTTTAATTACTAAAATTTCAGCATTGGCTGCATCAATGTAGGTCTGCACGATACTATTAGAAAACGAGCCTGTTCCTGGAGGATAATCTATTGATATAGTAGGTACACTACCTGAGGTGCCTGGCGTAAAATTTAAAGATGTGACTCTACCATAGTTAGTAATATCTAGATAATTAGTTCCAATATTAGCTGTTACTGTTGCTCCGTTAACAGTAACTGTTGGTGCGGCTGCGCCGGCACGTCCATAACCGCCACCCGGATCAGTAATTGTTACTCCGGTAGTAGTGTATGTGCTTATTCCGTCATACGTGTATTGAATTGTAGCGGTTGCACGTTCCCATGTTACTGCCAGATATAAATTTTTATAGATGTCATACAGTGTAGGTGTTTCTAACTGTTGTATAAGCTGACGAATATTAATACCAAGATAAGGCAATCCACTCATACATCCTAAGAAATTACTCATAGTGTATGTACCATATGGCCCGTTACCTAATGCAATCAATGCTAATCCCTGACTCGCTAATGATGTATCAGTAGGCACGCTAGAGCCATTAACATTTAAACCCTTAGTTGTTTCTAAACTATTAACTACTTGTGCAAATTTTTCGATTGGCACACTTGAAATATTTTTAATCTGTTGCATTGATACACTAAATGCCCCGGCAGCTTTGGCAATGTCGGGTGGTAATATACCATCTAAGTATGCACCAAAACCCTGTGGTATAGGTTGTATAGTAAGCGGAGCAGGTTGAGTAACAGTTGTATCCTCGGTTGCTACATTAGTAGACTCTGTATTAGTTGTTGCATATGCATTACTAGCAGGTGCGCCCATATCATCAAACGTACTACGTTCTGATACTAGTCTAAGATTTTGAAAAAAACCAGCCATTATGCTACTCCGTTTTGTTGTACTGTAGTAGGTGATCTTAATTGACTATTCAATCCATCATTAACATAGATAGGATAATATATCTTACTATTAGCAGGTCCACCGACTGTGTTATATACCGGCACAGTTAATGTTTGATAACTATTAGGAAATAATTTGATTGGATTTAATAAATCTGCTAGTGATTCTAAACCAGCAGTCTTGCAATTTAATGATACTAATACATCTTTTAAATCTTGTCCTAATATAATACCAAATGCCCCGTATATCTTACGTTCTTGTTCTTTACTTATAGGTTCGGCTAGGGATATTATAGTACTCAATTCCGATACTGTTATTCCACTAGCAATTAATGCAAGACTTACTGATTTAGTAATCGCATTATTTTTTTGTAATGTCATTAATAGATTGCTAGGTAAACCAAATGTAGCAATAGATTGCAAATCAATTGCTTTGCCACTAGTGATTAAATCTTGTCCAAATATAGTAGTTGCTATACTTACACCGGTTATATCACCGGTGATTAAGTCATCCATATTACTATATGTACCATCTAAGAATGTTTGTGAATTGTTTACTGCTAGAATAGCATCATTACTATATTCAATGAAACTATAATTTGACATGAAGCCAGATAAGAAATCTTTATATGCACCACTATCGGCGGATAAACCACTATTGTAATTAAACTCATTATATGCCTGTAAGGCAAATAATCTAGTGTAACCCCATTGAGTTACACTGTTAGTGTATGTATAATTACTAGCCCAATTAGGATAACCTGTCCAATTAAATGTAGTAGGCGGACTATTACCCATTCCAGGTATAGTATTAGCACCTATTGATATTAAATTATTGTAAGTTGTACTATTAACTTGACCTCTAGTGTATGCGTCTTTTATAGCATATGTCAGTGGTAATAAACTAGTAATAGTAATGATACTACCAGGATCATATTGTGTAACACTAGTACTACTACCTACATAATCAATCATAATAGGATTGATATTAAATCCAATATTTTGTAATAATGAACTTAATGCGTTAACACCTAAGGGACTTTGTTTTCCTGTATCACTCATGGTACAAACACATCAGGACTGCCTTGTACGATACTATGACCGCAACTGTTTCCTGACCCTACTCTAAGTACTGGTACACCTTCACAGAATACAGTTGGACTACCATCTGTAGTTGTCGCCGCTTTGTGCGGGGGATGAGGTCTTCTGGCCCATGGGGCGTGTGGAGTAATCTGACTAACATGTAGCCCTACTTTAATTCCATTAGCAAATACAGTATCGGCGCCACGAATGATTGTTCCGCCTTCTTGATTTGCATCTCCCACACGACTTAATTGTGCCATTTTATCCTAATACGATTTTTTTACTAGGTACCTTAATGCCAGTTGTAGCTTCTAGGTACTTGTCTTTGATATTATCATCAGTCTCTGCATACATTGCAATACTACTAGTATTTAGCTTAAATTCACCCTTCGGATCTGCAGTAAAGATACTCGGAATCATCTGCATACCCTGTTGTGACGGGGCGATAGACACAGGCTCTTCAATTTTAATAAATTCTCCACCTGCTTGAATTACTTTGGCGATTAGTTCTTCGCCACTGTTTAGTTTAAATGTATATACTGAGTTTGGTTCGATTGCTATTTGCATTAGATACTTTCTGTTAATTTTGCTTTTAATTCTGTAAATCCACCAATCAATTCATTATCTAAAAAGATTTGCGGTACTGTTCTAGCAGTTGGTACTGCTTCTAATAATTCTTCTTTAGTGTATCCATCTCCGATTTTCTTTTCTTCAAACGGTATACCCTTTTGTGTTAGTAATGCCTTTGCTTGGTCACAGTAAGGGCAGTGATATTTACTCCATACGATTGCTTTCATTTTATTCTCCTTATATATTTGGCAACTCATCATAATCAATGCTATCAGACATAACACCAATAACATAATTTGTACTCTCATTCTCTTGCAATGCTGTTTGTTTCTTGCTTGTGTCACTATGCTTGTTGAACCACGGAATAGGCGTAGTTTTTGGTGCAGGATTATTATATCGTATACCTATTGCTTTTAGTGCATCATTTGCAGTGTAATCAACAAAGTCTTTTAATACTGTAGCGTTTAATCCAATGACTGGGCCCATCTTAAACAGATAGTCTGCCCAATCTTTTTCCTCACGGATAACATCCAAGTAAAGTTGATAGACTTCGGCTTCGCATTCTGATTTTACCTGTGCGAAACGACTATCTTCTTTAACTACTTGGTTAATAAGGTAGGCAGTCCAGCCTTTGTGTAGCAATTCATCTTGTAGAATCAAACTAATAATGTTACCATTACCAATAAAGATTTTGTTTTCAACCATTGCTAAACTTGTAGCGAATGATACCATAAAGCGGAATGCTTCCAATGCATAACTGGCGTGTAGTGCCATATAAATTGCTTTGATGTGTGATTTTTCTGACTCCAACTCAAAGCCTAGTTCTTTCTTACAGTTCATCTTATGTAACTCATCATAGTAGCGACCAACACTGCTTGCCATGTCTACAATTTCTTTTGTATCATGGATAGTATTAAATACATCCTTAGGCACATTATAAATGTTACGAATGATATGACTATAGCTACGGCTATGAATGTTAGTCTCAAAGAAACTCCAGTTATAAATCAATGCTTCTAGTTCTGGTAATGATACAACAGGCGTGAACACTTGGCTTGGTGCACGTCCTTGTAAACTATCTAATGCAGTTTGTCTTAATAGGTTACTGGTAAAGATATGCTTTATAGCATCACTAGCTTCTTTAAAATCATTAGCATCTTTAGTCAAACTAACTTCTTCTGGAACCCAGAAGAAACCACGTGCAGTTGTTTCAAAGTCTGCAATCTTTTTATACTTAACCTCTTCAAATCGTTGAATGGTTACGGGACCTTCCGGGTCCAAAAACATTTTTCTGTTCAAATAATCTGTTTTAGTGTTTAAGTTATATTGTTGTTTTGACATTGTTTTTCCTTAAAGCTTGCAGGCCAAGCAATCCTCTTCTTCATCTATATCATTAAAGCCATTTGGCAAATCTAATACAGTTTCATCCTGGCTCTTACTACCTGCTTTATTTATGAGTGAATAGTATAGGGTTTTTCCGCCCCAGTACCAAAAGTTCATCAAGTTCTTAGCAATCAATGTTG